ACCGCCTGCCATATTGTCGTGATTGTTTAAACGCTATGTGGGCCATTGTCGCAAAAGATTATTCAGATTATCAGGACATTTACCGCAGGATTTGTATGTACTTCGATATCTATTATAATGCAGAAGTAGCCGAGATAGCTTATAAAGAATCTGAGAGTGAAAAACGTGTTTCAAGATATATCACAAAAATAAATCGTTATCCATATAGCAACAAAACTTACCAAGATACGATTAAAGAAGATATGTCTAAAAGGCATACAGAAAATTTCGATGGATTGTATGAACCAATAGAGAAAACTGTTCCTCATGAAATCATTGACTTTTGGGGAGCTGGATTGGAAAGTGCTTCTGATTATCAAGAACTACAGGCTTCTTATGAAAAGTGGAATTCAGAGGTCGAGTGTTCAAAGCCTTCGCAAAGAATTTTAATTAAACGAATTTGTTTCAATGAGCTTAAAACTCATAAAGCAATGATTGCGGGAGACGACACTACTAAGCTTACCGATGAGCTCAACAAATTACTTGATAGTGCAAAGCTACAGCCAAAACAGGTTAAAGATGTTTCAATAGCCGACGAGAATACATTTGGAACACTTATAAAGAAATGGGAAGATGAAGAACCAGTTCCAGAACCGCTCCCTGAGTTTAAGGATGTTGACGGTATTATAAAATATATTAGCGTTTGGTTCTATGGGCATCTTGCAAAAATGTTTGGCAAAAGAAACAAATGGGGAAAACTTTACAACGACGAAGTTTCAAAATATACAGTTACTCCACCTGAGTATAACTCCGAAGATGATGACATAGACTTTGAGTCAATCTTTGGCGCAGATGAGTAGGTGATACTTTATGATAGTTGATAAAGTATACACTCAGGATAAAACTATGCAGACGGTAATTGAACGTGCCGCTTATTATAGGGCAAACCCACATAGGTTTGTCAAAGATTATTTGGGCATTGATTTACGATTGTTCCAAATGATTTTAATAGTCATGATGAACTTTAATACAAATTTTATGTATCTTGCCAGTAGAGGTCAAGGCAAAACCTTTCTATGTGCTATATTTTGTTGCGTTAGATGTATCTTGTACCCTGGTACCAGAATTTGTATTGCTTCTTCTAAACGTGCACAAGCGTGTGAAGTATTAGAAAAAATTATGACGATATTCTATCCTAATTCCGCTAATTTGCGAAACGAGATAGAAGTTTATAAAAATAACAACACTGAGAATTATATAAAATTCCATAACACCTCAATGATAAAGGTTGTTACCGCAAGTGACAGTGCTCGTTCCAATCGAGCTAACATCCTTATAATTGACGAGTTTAGAATGGTAGACCAAACTATCATTGCAACTGTACTGAAGAAATTCTTAACCGCTGAACGTGAGCCTGGATTTCTTAATAAGGATAAATATAAAAAGCTCAGAAACACCGATATCGCTCAATATAATAAGTACAAAGAGCGTAATAAAGAAATGTATTTATCCTCGGCGTATTATAAAAAACATTGGTCATGGGAAAAGACTAAGACATATTGTGCGGCAATGTTGGACGATAAGCGCAGTTATTTCTTATGTGGACTCCCCTACCAACTATCAATTAAAGAGGGTATATTAAATGCGGAACAAGTAGCCGACGAAATGTCTGAGGCAGATTTCTCACAGATAATTTGGGACATGGAAAGTGGATGTTTGTGGCATGGTGAAAGTGACGACGCATTATTTAGCTATTCAAGTTTGATAGATGCCAGGGCTATAAAGACTGCTTTTTATCCACATTCGGTAACAGACTATTACCCAGCTTTGAAGAACCCAACAAAGAAAAATGGTGAGATTAGAGTTCTTGCTGTGGACATCGCCGTTATGGCGTCGAAGAAAAATAAGAACGATGCAACAGCTATTCATATATTGCAATTACTTCCAACTAGCAATAGCCAGTATATTAGAAATTTAGTATATTCCGAAAACTTTGAAGGCGGTCACTCTGAAACACAAGCAATTACAATAAGGCGCCTATTTGAAGATTTGGAATGTGACTACATTGTTATAGATACGAACGGCGTTGGTAATGGCGTATATGATGAGTTGGTCAAAGATTTGGTCGATCCTGTTACGGGCGAACTATATCCTGCCTTTACTTGTATGAATGACGAAGCAATGGCGGAAAAATATAAGGGTTCTTCACGCAACCCAAGAAAAGTTATCTATAGTATTAAGGCAAGCGCAAAGTTTAACAGTGATTGTGCATACCTTCTTAAAGATAATTTAATGCGTGGAAAGACAAGACTGTTAATTAACGAAAAGGATGCCGACGATATTTTAAAGCAATCCAAAACATTTAGAGGTTTGGACGAAGAAATAAAAGCGAACATCCTTATGCCATATATACAAACTGCCCTGCTGGTTAATGAACTGGTCAATCTGAAATATGAAACAAACGGCAGTTTGATTAAGATTATGGAACGTGGAAACGAAAGAAAAGACCGATATTCTGCGCTAGCTTATGGTAATTATTTTGCCACCGAGTTAGAGAGGACTATCGTAAAACACAAAAAAGCAAAGCTAAACGACAATTTCATTTTTGAATTTAGAGCGCCGTCTTTGCGTACAAGTTAGGGGTGAATAAATGCCAAATACAGAAAAGAAAGAAATTATGGTCTGGGATAAAAGCATGGGTAACTTTGCACGTCTTGGTGAAGTACCAATTAGAAACTTGAATCAAGATTACTATATTAATCGATCTTCTATTCATTATACCAAATACAAAAAAGAAGATGTGGTCAAATGGTTTACCGATCCTGAAGCAAACGAAAAGAATTTGAGAAATGCTTCTATCTACCTTTACGAAGTAAGCCCACATTATCGGAGACTAATTAACTATTTTGCCAAGCTTCATACAATGGCATATATTATTGAACCTTATAAACTTGACCAAAGTAAAAAAATAGATACGGCTAAATTAAAAGAAACATATATAAAGATTTGCAACTACATTGATAAAATGAATTTAAAACACGAGGCCGTTAAAATATTAACAACGTGTTTTAGAGAAGACGTATTCTATGGCTATGTTTACGAAACGACCGACTCATACTATATAAGAAAAATGCCGCCTGACTATTGTAAAATTAATCG